AGCTACTGAAAAACAAGAAAAAGATTTAAAAAATTCTATTGACAAGTTCAATCTCGCAGTCCCTATAATAATAAATACAGATAATACCATTATCGGCGGACATTTCCGTTATCGTATTTTATTAAAAAATGGGGGCAAAGAAAAAAAGGTCGATGTACGTGTTCCGAGCAAAAAATTAACAAATAAAGAAATTAAAGAACTTAATTTAAGGCTTAATAAAAACCTCGGGGAATGGGATTTTGATTTGTTGGCGGATAATTTTGAAATTGATTTGCTTGAAGATGTAGGATTCGGTTTAGATGATTTTAAGGAAATTAATTTTCCCGAAAAAGAAAATCTTGAAGAAAAAGACGAAATAAAAGTTAAAAAAAATGAAATATGGAATCTTGAAAATCATAAAATTATGTGCAGTTCTCCTTTAAACCAAAAAAATATAAAAAAATTATTAAATGGACAAAAAGCTGATTTTATTTTGGGTTATTCGCCATATATAATTCCAGAAAATATTTCTAATTTTCCAACAAAAAAAGAAATTACCGAAAAAACCGGACGGATTATTTCTTTTTCTGGAGGTAAAGATAGTACAGCGATGTTATTACGAATGTTAGAAAAAAAAATGCGAATTGATGAAATTATTTATTTTTCCGCTAAGGATTGGGATTGGGAATTTATAGGAAAGCATTTTGAACAAATTGAAAAAAGAGAAAAAATAAAAATAACTATTTTAGAATCAGATAAAGATTGGAATCAGATAGTTAGAGAAAGAGGTTTTCCTTCTCAATTTATTCGTTGGTGTACTGGCGATAAAGTTCGAATTATTTCAAAATATCTAAAAGAAAAATATGATAATGATTATATTGAATATATAGGAATTGCTTATGATGAATCTAATAGAGCTGGAAATCAGGCTTATCGAACAAATAGAAATATTAAATTCCCTTTAATAGATTGGAAAATGACAGAAAAAGATTGTTTAGAATATTGTCTAAAAAAAGGTTATGATTGGAATGGTTATTATCAATCAGGAGAAAACAAAGAAGTTAAAAGATTAAGTTGTTGGTGTTGCCCACTGCAGTATAAATTAGCTTTATTTGATTTATGGAAAAATCATCCTGATAAGTGGAACAAATTAAGAAAAATGCAAGAAGAAAGCCCCCAACCTTTTTCCGCTCATTTGCAAACTCTTTATTTTAGAGAACATCAATTTTGGTGTGCTAAATATAATTATAATAATGCAATTCGTTTACAACCGGAAAAGACATCGAAAATTAAATTTATTAAAAGATTTCTAAAATTGAAATTACCTAAAAATTCATTAATATTGGATCTGTATTCTGGAGGAGAGATATTATTTCTTTGTATGGAATTAGAACATACTTGTTATATTGTAGAAGAAAATCCAATATTTTGTAATACATTGATTGCAGAATGGGAAAAATTTACCAATCAAAAAGCTAAACTTTCGACAGGGAGTTGACGAAATGAAACCAGTTAAGAAAAAAGAAATTTTAAAAGCAATAAAAGGTAGTGGGGGAGTATTAACAGTAATAGCTGATAAATTAGAGATTCATCGGCAAACTGTTGCAAATTGTAGAGATAAATGGAAAGAGGTCAAAGATAGGATTGAGGAAGAACGAGAAAAAATAACCGATAAAGCTGAACATAATATTATTAAACGAGTAGTTCAAGAAGATATTGAAATATCTAAATGGTGGTTGAAAACAATTGGTTCAAATAGAGGATTTCTTGAAACACAAAAACATGATATCGATTTAGAATCAAATATAAACACACATGAAGAAATAAAAATAACGGTTATAAAAACCGGAGACAAGGAGGAAACCTAAAATGAATAAGTTTTTATTATTATTGCTATTACCCATGTTATTGTTCGCGGCGGTAGACACGGCGTATATTCATAAACTTGAAACAGGGTTTAATTATGAGGTCTGGGGGAATGATTTTGTAGTAGGTTTAGCGGAAACCCTTTATATCGAGACTGCCGTTAGGGTAGGAAAGCATAATCTGTTCGCGGTCGAAATGATACAGGGGGATACTCTTGATATAGATGTCTTTTTTGCTGCGCTTACAACTGATAAGGCATTAAAGCCCTGGGACTGGCAGGATCTTATCACTTTTCAATCCGCAGATATCGCAATGAGCTATTACTGGAATTGGAATCAGGATACTCTTGCTTTTCCGTTTGATATTTATTGCTGGTTTAGATTGTGTGAACTTGGGGGAGGGCAAGACGATAGAGATACTACACGCTTCCGGTTTAAGAGGCACTCTTATTGCTTTTGAGTTTTATGTCTCAACCCAGTATTGATTTTCAGATTAGCGATTCTTTTTATCCACTGTTAGAGAATCAATATCGTTATCTGCTTTTAGTAGGTGGAAAAGGGTCCGGAAAGAGTGAATTCGCAGCAAGAAAAATGCTGTATCGATGTTGGGTTGAAGGCAATCATAAGTTTATCGCTCTACGGAAAGTACGCAGAACTGTTTATGACTCACTCATGGAAGTCTGGAAGATAATGCTCGACCAGAATAAGATTAAGTTTGATTGTAAGGAATCTACACGGGTGATTTCATTTAAGAATAGCAGGGGGCAGCCTAACGAAATACATTTTGAGGGACTCGATGATCCGGAGAAAATAGAATCGATTAAAGGTCTTACCGGAGGTCATGTCGAGGAGCTTACGGAATTTTCCGAAAACGATTTTACTATTCTTGATTTATGTCTTAGAGAACAATTATCAATCTATGAGCAACTTATTCTGTCTTTCAATCCTGAACTTGCCAGGGCGCGATGGGCGAAAGACGCGTTCTTCTCGGGAGAAAAAATCAAAACAGGAGAAGGGAAAATATACAACGGGGAGAAGTCTTATATACATCATTCGACTGTATTGGATAATCCGATTAGGAAGATACGAGAAGCATATCGGAAACGTCTTGATGGTATTAAAGACGTAACAGCACGCAAGATATATCGGGATGGTCAATGGGCTTTGCCTAAAGGTCTTATCTATCCGAATTGGGATGTATGTGATTTGCCGAGTGAAGATGAAGGCTGGTATGACGCGGTCTGGTATGGTGGAGATTTCGGTTTTTCAGTCGATGAATGTGCGGTAGTAAAGATTTATTGTAGGGCTGACCATTATTGGCTGCAAGAAATTTTATACGAACTTGATTTAACTAATAGGCCTCTTGCTAAAAAACTGAAGAGAAAAGGCGTTGAAGAAAAAGAAATTTTTTGGGATTCGGCTTATCCAAAAGATATTAAAGAATTACGTTTACTTGGGATTAATGCTAAACCCGCTTTAAAAGGCCCTAATTCAGTTGAGGCTGGGATAAGATATTTACAAGAGTTGAACATACATATTGTCAAAGGGTCGACTAATCTTATAAAAGAACAACAAGGATATAAATTCGAAGAAAAAAGAGATGGTACTGCTGCCCGTAAGCCCATCGATTTCAATAATCATCTTATGGATGCTTCCCGATATGGTATTTTTACAAAAGCAAATAAACATGTGCAGGTATTTGTATGAATATTTTACAAGTTACCAAACAGACAATACAACGCAAGGCAAGAGAAGCTCTTGGTATTGAAAAGAGTTTTTTTGGATTTAAAGCCGAGCCTAAATTCGGGATGTACGATAAGGTCAAGCAAGGGGATTATAATTCTATGCTCGAAGCCAACCTCGGTAGGGTATGGAATTGTGTTAATCTTCTCTCAATGGATATGGCTCAAATACCGATAGATATATATGTCCCGGGAAAAGATGAAGATAAGCAGGTTTTCGACCACATATTTTTTGACTTATTAAAGACCGAACCATTCCATAACACATTTCAACTAAAATATATGACTGAAGCACATCTCAATCTTACTGGTAACGCGTATTGGCTTTTAACTCTTAACTCATTCGGCAGACCTATGAAAGTAAGATTTTTATTCTCAAATAAAACCACTCCGAGGTTCGATAAAGAAAAAGGAGAACGGTATTATGAATATGAAGATGCCGGGACTTTGAGAAAGTTTCCCAAAGACGAGATAGTGCATTTCCGTTTTCCTAATCCGCTGAGCGATTTGCGAGGTATGGGGCCAGTAGAAGCCGGCAGAAAGAAAATAAATTTGATTGAGTATATGGAAGAATATCAATTATCTTTGTTGGGTAACAGGTCTATCCCACCCGGATATTTAAAAATTGATGAAGATGTAATGAAGGAAGAAGCGGATAAAATCAAAGCTTCATGGAAAAAACAATATGGCGGGATAGAAAAAGCCGGAGAAATTGGAGTATTGGGGAAAGGCGCGGATTTCGTCAAACTTATCATGTCGCCAGAAGATTTACAGTTTTTGGCTTCGGTTGAATTCACAGAAGAACAGCTCGGAGCGATGTTCGGTTTATCTCCGTATAAATTAGGCAGGGTTAAAGATGTAAACCGTGCCAATGCCTTTGAATTGGAAAAGACTTATCAAAAGCAGACTATGACGCCACGCCTTGTCATGCGGGATATTTCTCTCACTGAAGAATGTTTACAGAAATATGATAAGACCTTATTCGCGAAACATCCTAATGTAGTACCGCAGGATCAAGAATTCGAACTTAAAAAAGACCAGACGTTATTCTCTACCGCTTCGATTACACCTAATCAAATCGCTAAAAAATGGGGTTATGAACCGTTTGATGGTGGTGATGTGAGATTAATACCGTTCAACCTTGTGCCTCTCGACACGGTTACTTTTGCACCGCCTGAGCCTGATAAAATGATAAAATCTTATCCTGCTTGCAATTATCGCAGTAAGGAATGGAAGCAGAGATATTGGAAGGCGTATGTCGGCAGGACTATAAAACAAGAACGCGGGGTGATTTCTGTATTAGGCAGGTTTTTTGAAGTGCAGAAAGATGAAGTGATTTCCAATCTGCATAAGCACGGGAAATCATACAAAGCCGCTGAAGTTTATTTACCTTCAAGAGACGCTGCTGACAGGAAAATAATAGCGACTTTAAAACCAATTGTCTTGGCAAATGTAGTAAAAGGCGGTGAATCTCTGGCAATAGATTTTAATCTATTCATAGAAGGTGAATTTGAAGCCAATTCTATATTCATTGAAGATTTCTTTAAGTCCCGGGAAATGCTAATCAAGAATATAAACAAGACTACGTTTAAAAAACTTACGACAGTAATAAACGAAGCAGTCAACAATGGGGAGACAATCACAGATATTTCTAAAAAGGTTGAAGGGGTTTACGCGGAAGCTAAAGGGTTTAGAAGTAGAAATATAGCCAGAACTGAAGTCAACACTTCCGTAAATTTTGGTCACATGGAAGCTATGA